TTACTGTTGTTAGTAGTAGCAATTTCCTTGGTGCAATAACAGCATCTACAATAAGTGCAAGTAAATTTATTGGTTATATTGATAGTTCATCATATGCATTAACTGCTTCATATGCATTAAATGCTGCGTCATCTATAATAACAGGATCTACATACCAAATTACTTCAAGTTACGCAATTAATTCCATAAGTGCATCAACTGCATTGAGTAGTGCATTTGCATATTCAAGTAGTTATTCAGTTAATTCTAATAGTTCATCTTATGCTTTAACTGCTTCATATGCATTAAATGCTGCGTCTGCAGGTGGAGGGAATATATTTGTATCAACTTCTAGTATAATTGACATCAATTTTTCATCATCAGTAGATAATTTTGTAACAGATGGCGTATCCAACACATATACACTAAGTTTTTCTACTTATGATCCCACTCAATTATTGGTATTTTTAGATGGTCTTGAACAAGAACCATCAACTGATTATAGTGTTTTTGGTACCACACTGACACTCACCTCAATACCACCAGCAGCATTAGAATTAGAAGTTAGAAGATTTTATAGCTCTGCTAATATTAGTATATTAACATCTTCACTTAATGCTCAATATTTTACAGGTGATGGTAGTACTACTCAATATGCATTAACTCAAAGTGTATTACAAGATTATGATATTTTAGTAACAATTAATGGTTTAGTAAAAAAACCATCAACTGATTACACCACTACAGGATCAATTTTAAACTTTACATCAGCTCCGCCGTCAGGATCTGAGGGTCAATTTAGATATTTGTTGTCATCTACAACAGGATTAGTAACAACTGGAGGTGCAAATTTAACGACTGGAAGTACATATCCAATAACAAGCAGTTGGGCAATAACTGCCAGTTACAGTTTAAATGCAGTTGGTATAAATATTACTAATGCGGTTAGTTCATCTTTTTATAGTAGTTCAATTTGGGAATTTACTCATAGCCTTAATATAAAACCAATATTAATACAAACATATGACATAAATTTTAATCAAATAATTCCACAGAACATTTCACTTGTAAATCCTAACGTAACTAGAATTAATTTTCCTATTTCTGCGAGTGGATATGCAATTGCATCCAGAAGCGGATTACAAGTAATAAGTTCATCAGTTAATAATGATTTAATAACAGGTAGTACATATCCAATAACAAGCAGTTGGGCATTAAATGCTGATACTTCTAGTTATGTTAATCCATTAAATCAAATAGTTATATTAACACAAGTATCATCTTCTCTTGAATTTATTGATGATGTAGCTGCAGCAGCGGGAGGAGTACCACTTGGTGGTTTATACAGAAATGGAAACTTTATATTAATTAGATTAACATAATATGGCAACACAATTTTCAGGATCATTAAGTTTAACAGGTTCAATATTACTAAATGGTAATATTATATCCTCTCAAATTATTGATATAACATCCAGTCACGCAGTTACCAGTAGTTATGCCAATTATTTTAATTCAAATAATGATCTAACATCAAGTAACATACTAGTAAATAATGATTTAATTGTAAGTGGTACCATATTTGCTTCAACCTTCAGTTCAAGCACAATTTATATTACTTCCAGCCATTTTATTGTAACGGATAACATTATCACCTTAAACGCATTAAGTCCACATGTAAGATATGCTGGTATTGAAATGTATGATAGTGGTTCAAATACATTAAGCTCACTACTATGGGACAGTCAAAATAATTATTTCTTTGTTAGTAGCAGTGATTCAGGATATTCAAGACAAGTAATATTAGGTCCTGATTTAGAACAATCATTAACCGCAGGATTTATACCTTTAATAAGTAGCAGCAACAGTATTACTTCAAGTATAGCATTTCAAAGTGGATCTACATTTGTAGTATATGGCAATGTCAGTGCAAGTCAATATACATCTAATATAACAAATGGAATTGGATTTGAAGGTACATCTAGTTACGCTGTTCAAGCATTATCAGCAAGTTATGCAATAACACCAAGTGGTACATCTGGTTCCTCTGGTACTAGTGGAAGTAGCGGTACATCTGGAAGTTCCGGTTCGTCAGGCACTTCAGGCAGTTCTGGAACAAGTGGATCTTCCGGCACAAGCGGTTCATCTGGTACTAGTGGCTCTTCAGGCAGTTCAGGAACCAGTGGAAGTTCTGGTAGTTCTGGAACAAGCGGATCAAGTGGATCTTCCGGCACAAGCGGATCATCAGGTAGTTCAGGCACAAGTGGAAGTTCAGGTACCTCTGGTTCATCTGGTACAAGTGGAAGTTCTGGTAGTAGTGGAACAAGCGGTTCAAGTGGAAGTTCAGGTACATCAGGCAGTTCTGGAACAAGCGGTTCAAGTGGTACGTCTGGAAGTTCTGGTTCAAGTGGAACGAGTGGGTCATCCGGATCTTCAGGAACCAGTGGAAGTAGTGGTTCAAGTGGTACATCTGGTTCAAGTGGAACAAGCGGATCATCTGGAACAAGTGGCAGTTCAGGAACATCCGGTTCAAGCGGTACTTCCGGTTCATCAGGCAGTTCAGGCACTAGTGGTAGTAGTGGTTCAAGTGGTACTTCCGGTTCATCAGGCAGTTCAGGAACAAGTGGTAGTTCAGGAACATCTGGTTCTAGTGGAACAAGTGGATCATCAGGTTCATCAGGCAGTTCTGGATCTAGTGGTACATCTGGTAGTTCAGGCACATCTGGAACAAGTGGAAGTTCCGGTACTAGTGGCAGTTCTGGTTCGTCTGGAACGAGTGGCAGTTCAGGAAGTAGTGGTACTAGTGGTAGTTCAGGAACTTCCGGTTCAAGTGGTACATCAGGCTCATCAGGCAGTTCAGGCACATCTGGATCATCAGGTAGTAGTGGTACAAGCGGTTCATCAGGCACTTCAGGTTCCAGTGGAACGAGTGGTAGTTCAGGAACTTCAGGATCATCAGGTAGTTCAGGCACTAGTGGATCTAGTGGAAGTTCAGGAACAAGTGGTTCTTCTGGTACATCAGGCAGTTCTGGAAGTTCAGGTACTAGTGGAAGTAGTGGTTCCAGCGGAACAAGTGGTTCTAGTGGTACATCTGGTAGTTCAGGCACGTCCGGATCATCCGGTTCTAGTGGTACCAGTGGATCTTCTGGCACAAGTGGTAGTTCAGGATCTTCTGGTACAAGTGGTAGTTCTGGTACGTCTGGATCAAGCGGAACAAGTGGAAGTAGTGGTTCTAGTGGTACATCTGGTAGTTCAGGATCAAGCGGAACAAGTGGAAGTAGTGGAAGTAGTGGTACGTCGGGTTCATCAGGCACTAGTGGTAGTAGTGGAACAAGTGGTTCTAGTGGTACCAGTGTATCTGTGAGTGGTACAACAAATTATGTGGTTAAGTTTGCATCATCTTCTACGGTTGCTACGGGTTCCATATTTGATAATGGTAGTATTGGTATTGGCACAAGTAGTCCGGGTGGTATTTTGGATGTACAATCAAGTAATACTGGTGATCAATTGGTTCGTACATGGAACACAAATACAGCTGGCACAGGTAAAGCAATACTGAGAGTTGCTAATAGTGGAAACAATGCACAAGGCACACAATTACAATTTACAGATTTAAATTATTTTGTAGGTACAATTGCTTCTGATAGAACCAATGGTATGGCATTTTACGTTGGTCAACAAGCTACTGCGCTTGTAAGTGAAAGAATACGTATTGATATAAACGGTTATGTAGGTATTGGTACTTCAAATACAACACCATATAGTAGTTTATTTTCCGGTCAACTTGTAATTGATACGGGTACATCAGCTGTGGATGGTATTTTTTCTTCTACAAACAGCGCTAATGCGGCAGAATTAATATTAACAAAGAAAAATACAACAAATGGTTTTGGATCTTTGGTAATTCAACACGCCGGCACTTCTGGTGATGCTATTGTCGTAAATTATAGTGTAAATACTTCTACTGGTGCAGGCGGAACAAATTCATTCAAAGTTACAACTGATGGTAACGGATACTTCCGTGGTAGTGTTGGTATAGGTACAACAAGTCCAACAACAAAACTAGCGGTAAGTGATGGCACAACTATTGCTCAAGTTAATCCATCGTCTGGTGTAGCTTACTTTGGTACTGTTAATAACTATCCAATGGCATTGTCAGTAAATAGTAGTGAAAAAGTTCGCATACTCAATGATGGTAATGTTGGTATAGGTACAAGTAGTCCATTAACAAAGTTAGTCATATCAAATGGATCAAATGAAAATTTTGAATTTGGACCTGGAGAATCAAGTTTAAATGGTGGATATATAGAATATATCAATAGAAATTCGGGATCGACAAGACCAGATTTTAATTTTTATTTAGGAGGTGGTGGAGGTTCATACAAATTCTATACAAATGGATCAAATGAAAGAATGCGTATTACAAGTGCTGGTAATATTGGTATAGGCACAAGTAGTCCCGGTTCATTATTACATCTACAAAGTTCAGCAACAACAACTTTATTAAGAATAGACAATTCTAATATAAATAATGATGCAGCTATTCTTTTGACTGATAACAATAATCCAACAGGTGAAGGTTTAAGAATAACATATGATTCAAGTGCGGGTGATACTTACTTTAATAATATATTTACAGCTTCGACCCGAGCTTTTAATTTCCAAAAAGGTGATTTTGGTTCTGGAACGGATTTGTTAACTATATTAAATAATGGTAATGTTGGTATTGGTACAACCAGTCCAAGTAGTGCTGTTAGTTTCAATAAAGTAGTTGAAGCATATGATGCTACAAGTTTAAGTTATCAAGTAAATTCAGGTGGAACATACAAAGCTGAATTTGGAATATCATCGGCGAGTGGTTGGTTGGGCACAAGTACAGCACATGACATGCGATTTGCATCAAATGGAACTGAAAGAATGCGTATACTTTCAGGTGGTAGTATAGGTATAGGAACAAGTAGTCCATTAGCGAAATTACAAGTAAGTGCTGGTAGATCATACTTTTTTAGCGGTGATCAATACAGTGTGGGATTAGCTCAAACCGCGGCACAAGCTAACTATATGTATCTAGGTACCGCTACAGACGGAACTTTTTACATCAGTGAAACTGGAGGTACGGCTAGAGTTACTGTACAACAAAGTGGTAATGTTGGTATAGGTACAACAAGTCCAACTGCTAAGTTGCATGTAGAAGGACTTTCTTTCTTTAACAATACTATTAGTTCAAGCAACAAACTTGTTGTTGAATCCACTCAACCAGGAATAATATTAAGAGAAACGGATCAAAGCGGTACTACACATCGTTGGATTGATGTTGAAAGTGGTATATTTCGTATATTACAAACAAATAATGATTATAGTTCATTTGTAACACAATTTGTAATAAACTCATCTGGTAATGTGGGTATAGGCACAACAGCTCCTGCTTATAAATTAGATGTACAGGGTATTACAACTACAGCTAGATTAGGTAATGCGATTGTTGGTGCATTACCTGTAAACACACTATATGCATTTTTTGGACATAATAGTTTAGATCACGCATCAACAGCAGCTAATTATGCTTTATTACAATTTAGTGATGGTACTACATATTTAAACGCATCAACTACAAAACCAATTAATTTCAGAATTGCTAACGCGGATAAAATGATTTTGGATGCAAACGGCAATCTTGGCATAGGCACAACAAGTCCTGTTCAAAAATTACATGTATATAGTTCAGGTGGTGGATTTGAATTTAATCCTGGTTCTACATGTACTATTGAATCTATTGATAGAGCAAATACGTCAGCAAATGTCAATACAGCTTATTATACAAGAGGTACTGGTTATTTTGCTTGGTATAATGGTAGTTACACTGAGAGAATGCGTATTATCAGTGATGGTAACGTAGGTATAGGTACAACCGCACCGGCTTATAAATTAGAAGTAAATGGTAGTTTTGCTGCTTCAACCAAGAGTTTCAAAATTGATCATCCTACTAAAACAGGCAAGAAGTTGGTATATGGTAGTTTGGAAAGTCCATATCATGGTATAAGATTAACTGGTAAAGATAAACTAGTTAATGGTAAATGTAAAGTACAATTGCCAGATTATATATGTAAGTTAGTAAGATCTGAAAGTGTAAATGTACAATTGACTGGAATAAAGTGCGGTAAAACACTATATATAGATGATATTAATATATCTGAAAATTACTTTGTTGTTGCTTATGATAAATCACTGCTTGAATCTAATAAAACTTATGAATTCTTCTGGGATTTTACCGCAATCAGAAGTGACGTACCAGAATTAATTACTGAAGTATAATAATATGTCAATTCAACACGCAAATAGAGGCATAGTAAAAAAAGATTTACAGTTATATTATAACCGTGAATTTTCAAAAAGCTTTAGAGGAGAAGCTACCACAAATTTATATGGCACTTTTGGTGCAGGAGACGCAAACTCATATCCTTCTGCTGGTAATAATTGGGGCACATATAGAGATAGCTTATATAATGGAGGCGCTTTTGCATCTATAGGAACAATTGCGTCTGTGTCTGGAAATGTGATAACTGTTTCATCTCCTACTGCATATTTTAATAGTTTTGCTACTTATGATGTAATTACACCTCAAACTACTGGTGGCGGACTTACTGCAAACGTAAATTATTATTTTAAAAGATTATCTTCCACCACTTTTACTTTACATCAATATGATGGCACGGAAAACGCTTCAAAAACTCCAGAACAGATATTAACTTATATAAATTCTGACACAAGAATCAGTGTTAATGCTACAAGTTTTCCAACAATGTGGTGGGGCGCACCTCACATTCCTAACGTTGCTTTAATTAAAACAGCAATAACTAATGGTTTTTCTTATGATAATAGATTTCATGATTGTTTAAGGTTAAATTGGTTTAGATCTGATAGAAGTGACGGAATGGCTTATGGAGTTACTCCAGCTTACACAGCAAATACTCAATATGCTTTTACAGCTTACATTAGAGCTACATCTCAAAATGCAATAGGTGGAACAGTTAGTATTAGTGCATATCAAACAGGCACGGGAACATATCCAAGTATTACTGGAGCCGCATCTCCTGTCTTAACTTCTAATTGGCAAAAATGGACAGCAACGTTTACCACTAGCGCAACAGGAGGTGGTTTTTATTTTTATTTTTTTCCATCTATTTCTACTTTACCTGCGACTGTTGATATAGCAGAGATGCAATTAGAACAAAAATCTTATGCTACAGAATTTACGCCAATTTCCAGATCTGCTAATACTGTTGCAGGTGGAGGTGGTTTATTGGACATGAGTGGAAATAGTAATAATGCAGATTTGACAAGTGCCGCGTTCAATACTAATGGATATGTTTTCAGTGGATCTCAGTATATTACTGTTCCATATTCATCTAATTTAGACAGAAATGATTTTACTATATCCGGTTATTTTAGAACACCAACAAATGATAATAGTCATGATACAATAGTGTCTAGAAATTCAGATGTATACGGAACTACAAATGGTTGGAATATAAGTAGGTTAAGAAATGGGTTGAGTCTTGCGAATTGTTTCAGATTTATGATTTATGGAGATTCTTCATCAGCAGTAGAACCACAAGGTCCAGTTATATCAGACAATGTATGGAGACATTTTGCGGTGGTAGTTGATAAAAGTGGGTCTAATACGGTCACGATATACATAAATGGAATAGCTTATACTACACCTGCTACACTGCCGTCAGGAAATTATTATCCATCTTCAGGAAGCCCTCCATTATATATAGGATGTAACAAAACAAATGCAGATTTATGGAACGGAGATATTTCTCAAATATTATATTATCAAAAAGCATTAACTGCCGCAGAAGTATTACAAAATTTCAATGCAACCCGTAAAACTTATGGAATATAAAATATGAGTACAGTAAATAATGGACCACAAATAGTTACAAATGGATTGGTATTAAATTTAGATGCTAGTAGCAGAAAAAGTTATCCAACTATTGAAGCACTTATTGTTGCTGGAGGAGGATCTGGAGGCGTAGATAATGGTGGCGGTGGAGGTGGTGGTGGAGTAATTTCCACCGCCTTAATTATATCAGTTAACACTGCATATAGTATAGTTGTAGGTGCAGGAGGCGCAGCCCGTCTTGGAAGTTCAGATGATGGTCCGGGCAATAATGGTGGAAACAGTACTGCTTTTGGATATACCGCTATAGGAGGAAGCGGTGGAACAGGTTGGGTAAATACAACTTTGCCTCCGGGATCTGCAACTTATAGTGGTGGTTCAGGAGCCGGTCAAAGTGTATCAACCGGAGGAACTAATAGTAGAGGTGCGGGAACAGGAACTTCTGGTCAAGGTTTTAATGGTGGTACAGGCGTTGCAGCATATGCTGGAGGAGGAGGTGGAGCAGGTGGTCTAGGTGGAAATGCAACATCTGGTAATGTTGGTGCGGGTGGAGAAGGGCTTTATGTTGGAAATTTATTTGGTTATTCTGTTGGTGTAGATGGATATGTAGCTGGAGGTGGTGCTGGGGGATTTGATGTAATTGGCGGATATTCTTCTACTTTACCATTTACACGAAATGGAACTGTAAAAAAACTTACTCAAACGGCAGAAGATGCTTGTCCTAATAATACTGGTGCAGGTGGAAATGGTGGAAATCATAATAATAACACAAGTGGTGCTGGAGGATCAGGTGTTGTTTTTGTAAGATATTTTGGACCACAAAGAGCAACTGGAGGAACAATATATTCTTTTAGAGGATATACAATTCATAGATTTGATTCAAATGGAACATTTACATTAACAAGTGGTGATACTACAACTTGGTATGATTTAAGTGGAAATAATAACAATGGCACATTATATAATGGACCTACATTTAATAGTAGCAACGGTGGAAATATAGTATTTAATGGTACAAACAATTATTTACAAGCTAATATTAATTCTAATATCTTAGATGGTGATCCTAATTTTTCCGTTGAATTCTTTGTTAAAAGAACTGCTGATTTTGTTAGTTCAGGATTTTGGGGTATAGGAGGAGCTGGACAGGGATATTCAATAGAAGGATGGACTCCTACAACAAATGAAATACATTTGGATCTATATGATTCAACGAGGTTATCAAGTGGAGTTACATATCCATTAAATACGTGGGTGCATGTTGTATGGACAAAATCAGGATCTACAATTAGCACTAGTACTACAAAGTTATATGTAAATTCCAATCTCACCACTTTAACACTAACCCGTGCGCAAACTACCGGCCCTAGATACAATACAAGTACTGCTGGTGTAGGGATAGCACTGGGTAGAATTAATGGAGACGCAAACAGTAATTATGCGCCAATCACAATTGGATTATTTAGAATATACAGTAGACCGCTTTCAACAACTGAAGTATCTCAAAATTATCAATCAGTAAAATCAAGATTTGGATTATAATATATGTCAAAAATTTATTCACCAAAAATAGTACAAGATGGTTTAGTGATGTGTTTAGATGCATCACAAAATAAATCATATCCAGCCGCCGATTTGCCTGTAAAAAATGGATTGGTTATGTGGATGGATGCTGCTGATGATACTACATTTAGTTATAGTTCAGGAACCACAGTGAGTCAGTGGAGAGATAAAAGCGGATTTAATTATCATATGGTACCTGTTTCAGCAGGACCAACAAGAAATTCTTCTTTGGCATCAAGAAAAGTGTTGACATTTACTACAAGTCAACAAATATGGAATTCTTCAATTAATTTAGTAACTTCTGCTTATACAATATTTTGTGTTACCAGATTAACAGGAACAACTAACGCTAGAGTTTTAAGCACTCAGTACGTTCCGTCAACAGGAGGAAATTGGTTATTAGGGCATTGGTCTGGATATGTAAACCAATACTATGCGGAAGGATGGGTTTCAGGTCCATATGGAACTGCTGCAAATACTGCGTGGAATGTATTTATGGGAGATTGGAGTGGCAGTTCAACCGATTTAGCAAATTTGTACACTAACGGAACTGCAATAACTACAAATTCTAATGGTGCAAATTCTGGTCCAATTGGATTGGGAGTTAATATTAACTCTGAAACTTCAACATGTGAAGCCGCTGAAATAGTTGTATTTGATAGAGTTTTATCAGTCACAGAAAGAAAACAAGTAAACACATATCTTGGACAAAAATGGGGTATATCTAATACTGATAGAAGTATAATTGATTTAAGTGGTAATGGAATTAATCCAGAGATGTCTAATACTATTTTTAGTCCATATAATTGTGGAGTTATTGATTTTAATGGAAAAGCTATAGGAACTAACGCTGTTAGTGTCATGAAAACTACTACATCTCTAATTGATAGAGCAGATGGGCAGGAAATAACGGTTTCATGTTGGATTAAACCTCTTAGAACATCTGGACAATATAGTGTATTTTGCACAAATAGATCAGATAATGATGCTATATATAATTGGATTTTTTATCAGCATACAAATGATGGTGCAATTAGTTTTCATGGTGATAATCAAAATAAATCTTCTTATGTTCCAACTGTAAATCAATGGGTTAATGTTGTAGCTACGGTAACTGGCGCTGGATTATTAACTTTATATATTAATGGAGCGTCTAATTATACAGTAAGTGGATATACTTATGGTAATGGTACGCCCAGCAGATTAGGAATTGGGGCGGACCCTTCATCAGCTGAAGGATTTCAAGGAAGCATGGGCCAAACACTTATATATAATAGAGCATTAAGCGCTGCTGAAGTTGCTCAAAATTATGAAGCTCAAAAGTCAAAATTTGCAAATACAATAGTACAACAAGGATTAGTATTAAATCTTGATGCTGGTAATCCATATAGTTATGGTGGAGCGGGAACAACTTGGTATGATGTTAGTGGAAATAGTTATAATGGAACATTAACAAATGGACCAACTTATAGTTCTGATGTTGGTGGTACTATTGTATTTGATGGCGTGAATGATTATGTAACTACTTCATTTGCAACAACATCAGGACAGTCAGTAACTTATTGTGGGTGGTTATATTCAACAGAGAGTACATCTACTTATAAAAATTTTGTGGACAGTCTGTCCACAAGCCCTATGATATGGTGGAACACTTCTGGACAAATAGAATTTGATGAATCTCGTTATACAACAACAACAGTTTACAGAAATCAATGGGTATATGTTTCATTATCTAAACCATCAGGCAGTTCTTCTGCATCATATTATGTTAATGGAGTTCTTGTTGGTACTGGAACTGCATATACTACACCAGCACTAATTCCAACTTTGTTTAATAGATCAGCCGCACAAACTTGGAAAGGAAATGGCGCTGTAGTGCAAATATATAATAGAGCTTTATCTGCCGCAGAAGTATTACAAAATTACAATGCTACTAAAGGTAGATTTGGTCTATAAATACTGTTTGATTATATAATTTAGGTTCTATTTATACAGTATATGCCAGATATCGTAATAAATCCATCAGTTGGTAAAATTGATTTTTTCACAGTTAAAGGTGAACAAGTAACTAATTCAATGAGGTTGATTGACGCATCAACCATATTATTTACAGGTCCACTATCAGCAAGTGCAATATCAACAGGTGGTGGAGGTGCATTTGTTACATCTGTACAACCTACTAGTAACTATTTAAGTAAATTTACAGGAAATTCCACTATAGCTAATAGTTTAGTGTATGATAATGGTACAAACGTTGGCATAGGCACTACAAGTCCAATATTCAAATTTCAAGTAGTTGGATCTGCTTATGTTAATAATGGTACTTTATATATAGATTCAGGAAATAGTCTTACTTGGGGAAATAGTACACAGTCTATTTTAGGAACTAATGATGTTGGATTGTCTTTTACTGCTGGAAGTGCTACTAGATTGTTTATTTCTAGTAGTGGAAACATTGGTATTGGAACAACTACTACTGCTGCTAGATTGCATGTAAACTCAACCACTTCAGGTGCTACTGTATTGAGAACAGATGGTACAAATGGAACATTATTTAGTGTAGTTGATGATTTAAGTGACAGTTTGATGAGTGTAAACAACAGTGCAGGTTTACCTGTATTGGAAGTATTTGCGGATGATAGAGTTGTAATGGGTCAATATGGTACAAATGACTTTGTTTTAAGAAACAATAGAGTAGGTATTGGCACAAATAATCCAACAGCTAAATTACATGTTAGTGGTTCAGTTGAAATTGACGGTCTAACTACTAATGCAACCGGATACTATCTAACAGTAGATAATACAACAGGTGTTGTTTATAAATCCACCGCAACCGCAGCAGGCACATCTGGATCAAGTGGAACAAGCGGATCAAGCGGATCAAGCGGAACCAGTGGTAGTTCAGGCACATCTGGATCAAGCGGATCAAGTGGAACCAGTGGATCAAGCGGAACAAGCGGATCAAGCGGAACCAGTGGTAGTTCAGGCACATCTGGATCAAGCGGATCAAGCGGAACAAGTGGATCAAGCGGAACCAGTGGTAGTTCAGGCACAAGTGGAAGTAGTGGTACAAGTGGATCAAGTGGATCAAGCGGAACCAGTGGCAGTTCAGGCACATCTGGATCAAGTGGAACAAGTGTAACTGTGACAGGTTTAACAAACTATGTTGCTAAATTTAACAGTACAACAACAATAACTACTGGGTCAATAGTTAATCTTGATAATGGTAACGTTGGCATAGGCACAACCGTTCCTAATTTTAAATTTGAAATTGGAGCTGGATCAAGCAATGTTGTTGTAGCTAAATTGACACAAGGTTATGAACGTGTCAGATATTACGGATTTGATTTATTGGGATACAATGATGGTAATTTGTGGATGATTGGTAACAATGCTACAAATGGTTTGATTTTAGGTTCAAATTGGGATTGGGATGCTCAAGCTGGAATTTATTATACACCTGGAACATATGGTGCAGCTGGTGGATCTCTAGAAATAGGACAATTAACAAAAAATAATGCTAATTTCACACATGGTAATACAAGATTTTATACTAATGGTGTTGAAAGAGTGCGTATCATAAGTACAGGCAACGTTGGTATTGGTACTACAACTCCTGGTGCGCCTCTTACCATATATAAAGCTAGCAATCCGTGGATGAGAATAAATGGTGGTGGTGCTTTTTCATATATCCAAATGGATGATGGTACAAGTTATGGTTACTTATTTAAAAATACTACGTCTGATACTTCCAATGGTGCTCTAGCCGGTGCAATGTACACTTATACTGATAGTGGAAAAGCATTTCAACACATTCATTCTGGTACGCCATTATTTACAATACTAAGTGGTGGTAACGTTGGTATAGGTACTACTGCTCCTTCTGCTAATTTGCAAGTTGGTACAAATTCATCAGGCACTTCAAGTGGCGATAATAGTGTTATTGCAAGAATTGGTGGTTCTAGTGCTGCTGGTAGAGTGTATAATTTAACATTAGCAAATACTGCAACTGCTACAGTTAATAATGATTCTTCATTATCTTTCATTGTAGCTGGTAATTATTCAGCAACAGGTATAATAAGCGCATTATTAAGAAATACTAATACCGCAGCAACTGATTTAGTTTTTACAAATTACAATAACGCATTGTTTGAAAGAATGCGTATTCAATTCGATGGTAATGTTGGTATTGGTTCAACCGCTCCTACTCAAAAATTGGATGTAAATGGAACAATAGGTTTATCAGGAAGACCATTTGCTTATTCATCTGGTAATTATACCGGAATATATGAACCCGCAGGTAACGTTGCAATTTATTTAGGAAATGCGAGTGATACAGGTAATTACTATGATAATAATTCTCACATTTTCAGAAGTAGAGCTGGAAGTACCAATTATGCAATAATAGAAGGTAATGGCAATCTTGGTATAGGTACAACAAGCGTAACAGAAGCAATACATGTATATAGAGCAGCTAATTCTATAATCAGACTACAAGCAGGTGGAGGTAATGTTTCTGGTGTTAGAATGGATGATGCGTCATCTGCTGGTTACTTATTAAAAAATAGAAGTTCAGATACAACTAATAATGCTTTGGCCGGCGCATTATACACATACACTGATAGTAACAAAGCTTTTCAACACATTCATAACGGCACGCCGTTATTTACAATATTAAGTGGTGGTAATGTTGGTATAGGCACAACTGCTCCGGCTAATAAGTTACAAGTGGTTGGAGATATAGGATTTAGTGGCGGTACAAGCACCAGAATGTTGGTGTCTTATACAAATTTAACAGATAATGAAGATTGGTCAAATAGTCCAATAAGCATAAGAGAAAGAGACTTGGTAGGAAATGCTCAATCAGCTGATAAGTATGGTCCTAATATTAATTTCCACTGGGCAAACAGAGTTTCTAACAGTCTCTGGATGAATTTAAATGGTATATTAAATTGGGGTGACTATAGTGCATCTGGTATACCAGCTGCGGATGGCATATTTAGACTTGCAAGTTTACAAGCATCAGCAAACATAGGTATTGGTACAACTGCACCAGGTGCATTATTAAATATTCGTGCTTCTGCACCAACTGGCACTGGAACAGTTACAACTGGCACAAATTTGCTAATTGATTCTAATACAAGCAATTATATAACTTTCAGAAATACAGCAGATAATGGAACTTATGCTGGTCTAACATTCTTGGATAACAATACTGGAGGTTACATAGTATTCAGAAATTATACAGGTGATGTTGTAGCTGGATCTGATAGTATGATATATGGTACATATCAAGACCATATATTCCAAAATGGTTCAAGTGAAACCATTAATGGTAAAACAGAAACCATGCGTATCAAAGGCAATGGTAACGTGGGTATAGGTACAAGTAGTCCTGGTGCTAAATTTGTAGTTAACAACAATGGTGGTACAGGTAATGCATTTTATGTTGATGTGGGTAATAGAAATGATGTAACAACTCTATTTGAACATACAGGAACTACCACACCTGTACCATTTAGACTGAGAAAATCTGGATATTCTGGTACGGCTGCGAATTATGGGCTTTTATATTTGCATATGAATGATGGTACAGTTGGAAATGGTTCCAACTTATATTTTACATTAAATGATAGTGCTGGTAATGAACATGAATATGGCGGACTAGGCGCACATGTTATAACAAATACGAATGGGGCTGAATCCGGTGATCTTGTATTCTACACATCAGATGCTGGCACCGTCAGATCAGAAAAAGTTAGAATTAAATTTAATGGTAATGTTGGTATAGGCACAACTAGTCCAACTGCATTGTTACATGTAAATGGTACAACAAGATTTGGATCATCATCATCAAGTACACAAGATATAACCGGAAGTTTGAATGTAACTGGATCAATTACACTAAATACATCAAAAGATAGTAACTGGCCATTTTTAATCAGTGATCCAAGTACTATTGGTGGTAATAGTAGATATCAATTAGGTAAAGTTGGAGCAATGGGATTCAATTATGCAGATAGTTATGCTCAATTACAATTGATTGGTGCAAATGGCGCATATATTGATTTTGGAAATGCAGCTGATGATGATTTAGATGCTAGAATATTTTATGTCACAAATACCAGACTTCAAATTGAATATGGCACTACATTGGCTCTAAATTCCACAGGCCTTGGAATAGGAACAACAAGTCCAAATACTAAATTAGAAAGTTATTTTTCGTCAAATTCTCTAACTTTCAATTATTTAGCAACCAATCTAAATAATACTAGTCCAATACCAGTATATTCATTTGATGTTACAAATGGAGTTGGTGAAACCCGATCAATTAAAGCCGGTGTTGGTTATGAAAGACATCTCACTAATGGTAGAGGAACAATGCATTTTTACAATGATAGTAATAATGATACTTCCAATATTAGTGGCACTAGATTATCTCCAGGCGACATAAAAATGTCTATTGATAATGGTGGTAATGTAGGTATAGGCACAACAATTCCAGCAACATTATTACAAGTCGCCGGTGAAACTTCTATTAACTATACAAACGCAATACTAACTTTACAAGGTGGTACTGGTTATGGATTTATTAGAATGTATGGTAATAGCAGCGCTGTAGAAATGCAGATTGATGCACATAGTTCTAATTCAAACGCTGGTACGGTTGGTACTTTTACAAATCATCCAGTATACATTAAAACTAATAATTCTACTAAGATTTCAATTTTGGCAGGCGGTAACGTGGGTATAGGCACAACTGCTCCTAGTGCTACACTGACAGTTATTACAACAAATGATACAGGTTCAAGAATTCAACTTGGTACTAATTCTACCAGTGCTTACATGAACGCTAACCTTGTTAATGATTTTATAGTGTTAACCGCACCATTTGGTGCAAGTCCAGCATCAGTGTCCAATGGTGGTGCTAAGTGGGGTATCAAGATGAATGGTTCTATTGATTCCATAAACACCAAAGGAAAATCTGCGTGTATATATGCTGTAAGTGAAGAAAATAGTGCTGGTTATAACAGAATGGTTGGATTAGCACTACATACCAGTGGATTTGACTTGGATAATACTGAAAGAGTAAGAATTAATAGCGTGGGTAACGTAGGTATAGGTTCAACTAGTCCTGCTTATAAATTTGATCTTTATGATGGAAATCAAGATGTAGCTAGATTTTATAATAATCAAACTTCATTTGGATTGATTTTAGGTAGTACTGCCAACACATTATTTACAAATCTTCTTTGGACAACAAGTACAGGAAACGCACAATTCTTTAAAAATAGAAGCAGTACAAGTTGGGGCGGAGCTGATTCATTTAATTTTTATACAAGCAATGGTGGTTTTGCTTGGCATCCAGCAGGTACAACTAATGCATTGTATTTAACAACCGCTGGTAATGTTGGTATAGGCACAACAAGTGTAACAGATAAACTATCAATAGTTAATGGAAATATAAGTTTAAGTGATAACTATAAACTTTATAATGGATCATCAAATGATAGTGTTGGTATATATTTTAGTAATACTCTACAAGCAAATATTGCTGGTTATAATGGTATAATATTTAGATCAAGTGCAACAAATATTTCTTCACAAACTGAAAGAATGCGCATAACGAATGGAGGAAATGTTGGAATTGGCACCACAACTCCATCTGCTTCATTACATATAAATTCCACAACTGCAGGAGCAACACTATTAAGAACAGATGGTACCAGTGGTACATTATTTAGTGTGGTTGATGATTTAAGTGATAGCTTGATGAGTGTAAACAATAGTGCTGGATTACCTGTACTAGAAGTATTTGCGGATGATAGAATTGTTGCGGGACAATATGGTCAAAACGATTTTGTTGTAGTTAATAATAAAGTGGGTATTGGTACAAATAATCCAGTAGCTAAATTGCATGTTACAGGATCAGCATCAATTCCAGCAGCCGTACTTTTAGGAGACGTTGGTATAGGTACAACCGCACCAACAGCACAAGCAAACTATAGATTTTTGCAAGTTAATGGACCTGTATCGGCAATAATTGAAACAATGGTTGGTGGCACAAGAATAGGCGGATTTGATTCAACGTCAAATACTTTATATGTCGGAACAATTGGATCATTTCCAATCGTGTTCAGAACAGCAGTTGATGAAAAAATGCGTATTAAAGCAGATGGCAATGTTGGTATAGGTACAACATCTCCAATAGCAATGGTTCACGTTGAATCATCAAATAGTCAAGGAGATAATAAAGGATTAATATATTTAAAATCAACCGCAGGAACTAACGTTCTAAAAATTGGTGTTGATGGAACTAATAATTTTTCAGAATTAAGAGCTTATAATCCAGGTGCGGGAGATAATAGTAAATTAATTCTTCAACCTTATGGTGGAAGTGTAGGTATAGGTGTAACAGCTCCTACTAATAAACTTGAAGTTTCAACTGGCGCAGATGACACTGTCGGAGTTAGAGTTAGAGATTCTATAAACGGCGCTTGGACAGAAATTAGAAGAAGAAGCATTGACTGCCAAGGTGGTGATTTTTGGATAAATGGACAGGCTGGCTCACTAGAGCTTAGAACAGGTAATACTAGTAGAGTATATATTAGTTCTACTGGTAATGTTGGTATTGGATCAACAAGTCCAACGCAAAAGTTAGATGTAAATGGATCTATCTATACTAGTGGAAAACTTGTACAAAATAGTACTACACAAAGTATTACTGGTACAAATCAAACACTAACACTTAATGTTGCAGCAGCAGCAGTACACATAGTTTCAATGGCAAGTGGTGCAACTATAACAACAATAAGTTACAGTAACAGAGATAGTAATCCTGCTGTAAATACATTGATGTTGGTTGTAAAATACGCTGGTACGGCATCAATTACATTTACAAGCGTAATATGGGCAAATGATGTGGCTCCTACATTAACAGGAACAAATGGTTATGCAGACGTATTCATGTTAACCAGTTATAAAGGTGGTGCAGGTACACCTGTTTGGATAGGAACCGTTGTAGCACAAGCATTGGTTAGCACAAACTTATAATCTATGACTATACTACAAAATGCAAATATTAACGGAAGCGCTTTTCCTTATAATCCATCCGCAGGTGCTAACGTTTACCGATACAATCTAAGTCAGGGTAGAAGTTATAATCCAAAAAAATCAACCAGTAATTTTCTGGATGTATCTGGAAATGGTGTAACTGGTACAGCTTACCAATTATCATCTCAGTATTATCCGTGGAAATTTGGTGGTATGGTTTTTTTAAATAATACAACAGGTTATCAACCAACACAAGGTAATGGATTAACAGTAAATTTAGCTGTTAGTACCAGCAATGAAATTACATTTATAGTTGCTTGGGAATATGTCGCATCAAACTTAACATATGGTGCAGATATTATAGCTGGTGCTTATGCTGGTAGCACACATGATTGGTGGATAGGACAAACAGGATATAGTGCATCACAACCTTATTGGTTTAGCAGAAATGGTACAGGATATACCCTTGGTACCGCACCTGTTGCTGGTAGACGTTATATCGCAGTTGTTGGAAATAGTTCTTCAACAAACGCGGGTTATTTTTACTTATTTGATAGTGCGGGTAATAGCTATAGTAATACTTCAATCGGTGGTGTACAATTAAGTACAGCTGGTCCAATTGCTTTAGGAAAATATGGTGGTTGGAATGATAATTATATGCCTAGATGTTATTTTGGTGATGCGATATATAGTAACACATATTTATCTACTACTGCTGCTTTAGCAATAAAAGATAAAATCAAATACAGATATGGTATAAGCGTTTAATTTATGAGTACAAATCAATATTTTTTAGTTAATAAGGTAGATAGTCAGAATTATTTTATAATTCAAGGACCAATGCAATTGCCTGATACCTTTGGACCAACCAGTGGATTTAATATTCTAGAAGACAATGCACCTGAATTATTACCAGATTTGACTTGGCAACAAAATCCAAATTTAGGATTCTGGAAAGCTATTTTTGATGTGGAACCAGATTATAACATCAGTCAAAGTTTAGTTCCAACAAATAAATTAAACATCACAGACAAAACTTGCAGTGTAAGTTATACGTTAAAATTATTATCAATTGAGGAAATAAATCAAAGAAAAAATATTTTAAAAAGTCAAGTAAGAATGGTTCGTGATAGGTATTTATCATTAACAGACTTTACACAATTATTGGATGTACCATTTTCATCACAAGTAAAAGCTGAATTTGCAATTTTTAGACAACAACTACGTGATTTACCAAATGCAGATGATCCAACCACAATTGTTTGGCCAACAATACCTACTTCAGTTAATATAAACTTACCACTGTTTCCACCAGTTCCAACTTATAAACAATAAGATTGTCAAATTGTATTTAATATATACTATTTATATAATGTACACATAGGATAAAAATTGAGAACATTATCAACAGAATTAATTAAAAGTGGAAGTTTTACCGGCAGTTTTACTGGATCAACTCTGAATGTATCCAGTGTTACAAGCAGTAATATATCCGCATCAAATTATATCTCCGGATCAAAAATTTGGGGATTGTCTCTTGTTATAAATGGAGTAGCAAAAGTATTTGATTCTGTATATGCTTATGCGGGAATCACAGGAAGTTTAAGTGGTAGTAGTGTAACATCTACAATAGGTAATTTTACATATTTAACTGCTAGTAGTATTAGAGCCACATCTTCTATTATTAACACAGGATCATTTAATTATTTGTCAATAAATAATACTGGATCTGCACCAACAAATCCAACTGCCTCAGGAACTATAGGAGAGATAAGATTTGATAACAACTTTATTTATATATACACCAACCAAAAATGGATTAGATCACCTATAAGTCTTTGGAACCCTTAACCTTTTAATAAACTCTTTGTCTTAGTTGGTGTAGCTTCTTCAATAGGAACACCCATTCTTGACTTTAACATTCTTAATGCGGATTTAGGGCTCATTCTGCCGCAATTGAATCCAAGTATACCATACTTACGACAAAATGATTCTAATTCATTAATGTCTTCTTGCGCAAATTCTTGAATAGGAGGAAGATTGGTATCTTCTCCATTTTGTTTTTTACGAACCAAACTTTGAAATATAGGGTCGTTTAATGAAGTTGGAATTTCAAAAGAGTTCATGATGTTACTGTAACTTCAAGAATGTATGTTCTCCAAAATCAGCAACTACTTTGCTTGAATCATACCAAGATGGTAGATTACCACCTTTACGTTGTTGTTTAGTCAATTGTATATTTAAAAAGTGATTTGCACCCTTAGTAATATCTTTTAAAGAACCACTCTTTGCTTTATCAACTAAACTTAAAGCATTTTTGAATTGAGTATGACTTCTCTTAGAATCAATAAATTGTTTGATTGATTCTGCATCTTTTTTATTAACTTTATTCCATCCGCTAAATTGTTTTGGTTTTAAACATTCAATTGCAGCTTGACGAATATTACCTTTAGAACGGTTCATAATTACATTCAATACAGCATGCATTCCGTCAGTTGGATTCTTTTCACCACCAGCTTCATCCACAAGTGTAGCAGCAACAACTTCTTCAACTGTATATGGTTGTTTAATCTGTGAAACTACAGTTGTTTCTGGTTTAGATGGTACAGGAGCACCTTGAACATCTGGACTACCAAATGCAGTTGCTGCGGCTAATGCAGTTGTTGCTAATGTCTTTTTCCAATCTTCTGTAATTTGACTTTCATCAAGACTACTTAAATCTTTAATAATTTTACCCTTACCAGTTGCAGTTAGTAAAATACCTTTTTCTGCAATAAAATCTTTAATTGAATTTTTTACAGATGAATTAACGGCGGGTATATTTTTATTTGCATCACCATTCATAGAAAAGTCATAATTTTGCATATTGGATAATGTCAAAAAATTATGATTTAAATCCAATACTGCTCTAATATAACCTTTCTTTATTGCATTATCATAAGTGTCAATCAATGTAGCACCAACAAGTGATGAATCATGGTTTCTAATCCAATCTTCATGACTATATCCAGCTTCAACTACTTTACCATCAGGCGTAAACCAGTATTTCTTTTCTGGTGATACCGTGGTATTAAAACGCAACATTCTTTGTTGTCTTTCTTTTTGTTTATCTTCATAGTAACCTTCATCTAATTTTCTACCTTGTGGACCAAAATGATCCAAATGATGATAAACATCATCAAGATATTCACCTGCAAGATTCAATTTAGACTTTACCCAATCTTCCAATTGAGTGTTTGGCTGTAACATTGATTGTAATTCTTTTGCGTCACTATTAAGTTGTTTTAACGCACCCATTGCCATACTACTATTTTGTTCTTTCAACAGTTCTTGTATAGCTTCCTTATAAGATTCTTTGACAGGCTTACTCTTAGTGTGTTTACCTGCTTTTCTTAACTGTCTAGCTCTACAATGTGCTTTTTGACTAAAACCTTTTGCATTACTACAATCTATAGATTTTTTATATGCATTAGTCCACTTTTCTTCAATGTTTTGTGTACCTTTTGCCTTTTCTTCACTATAAAACTTAAGGTAATCTCTTACAGTGGCTACATAGTCACATGCATGATTCAATTTAGCCTTTACCCAATCTTCTAAATTATCATTGACGTTAAACATTGATTGTAATTTTTCACTGTAATCAATGATTTTGGTAATATCACTTTGAGC